ACGACGCAACAGCCCTGACGGCGTGCCGCGTGAGTGATGGGCACCTCATGTTGCTCGGATGCTGGGAGAAGCCTGAAGGCCCGGAGGGCGATGGCTGGCAGGTCGACCGCGAGTCGGTTGACGGTGCCGTAGCCCGCGCCTTTGACCGCTTCGAGGTCTGCGGTTTCTACGCCGACCCGCCTCACTGGCAAGACTACGTCGACCGCTGGACAGCGGACTTCGGCGAACAACTCCAGGTGCGTGCCACGCAGGCCCGCCCCCTGGAGTGGTGGACGAACCGCCCGACGGCCATGGAGTCAGCTCTCAACCGATTCGTGGAGGCCGTCGAGGACAAGGGCCTCTCCCACGCGGAGACGCTGGACCCCGACGAGTCGTCGCACTACCTGACGTTGGGCGCGACCCTGACTCGCCACGTTCGCAACGCACGCCGCCGGCCGATGGGCCGCAACCACTTGGGCATCGGCAAGGAACACGCGAAGAGCCCGAAGAAGATCGACGCGGCTATGTCCGCGGTCCTCGCCTACGAGTGCCGCGCTGACGCCGTCGCCGCAGGAATCACGAAGCGTAAGAAGCGATCCGGAAAGCTCCACGCCTTCTGAAAGGGGGCCGCATGGCCATTGACGCTAGTAAGCCGCAGTCCCCTGGATGGTGGCTGGCACGGCTGGGCTACAAGCTCCTCTACGAGCGTGAAGACCACATCGAGCACGGCTACAAGGGACACCCGGAGAGGGTCCCGGGCCTCGACAGGCTCCAGGCCTACGCAGAGGGACGCCCGCCACTCCCGCAAGTCCCCGGCGTTGACCCGGCTGACGCTCACGAGTGGATGCGCGACGCGCGGACCAACTGGGCTGCATTGGTGATCGACAGCCCCGCGGAGCGTCTGGGAGTCGAGGGCTTTCGGTTCGGCGACAAGAGCGAGGCGGACGACGCTGCCAATGACATCTGGCAAGCCAACTCCATGGACGCGGAGTCGGAGCTCGTCCACTACGGCGCCCTTTCGCAGCGTCGGAGCTTCGTCCTCGTCGAGGACGACGGCACCGGTAAGCCGCGGATGCTCCACAAGAGCGCCCGGCAGGTGGCCGTCGCACGCGACCCGCACGACCCGCGGAAGATAGCCGCCGGCCTCTACCTCTACCTCGACGAGTGGACCGGGCAGTCTCGCGCCACGCTGTGGACGCCGGACGAGGTTCACGACTTCGTGTCTGAGCTGACGGACCTGGCCTTCCCGCTGAACTGCGCTCGCCTCGACTCGTGGGGCGTCTTCGTGCTCCCGAGCGGTGAGGAGACGAGCGGTCCGAACATGTTGGGCGAAGTGCCGCTAGTGCCTTTCGTCAACCGACGGAACCGACGCCCCGACGGGTTCGCGGAACACGAGGACATCCTCAGCATTCAGAACCGGATCAACACGGCCGTGATTCAGCTCATGGCTGCCGGCCGATACGGCGCGTTCAAGCAGCGCTACGCCGCCGGCCTGGAGGTCGATGAGGACCCGATCACGGGGCAGAAGATCACCCCGTTCAAGCTCGACATCCGGACCCTGTGGACGACGGACGACCCCGACGTCAAGTTCGGCGAGTTCAGCGCCACGGACCTCCGTCCATACGTCGCAGCCGTCGAAAGCGCCGTTCAGGATCTTGCCGCCATCTCGAAGACCCCGCCTCATTACCTCTTGGGACAGGTCGTCAACGTCAGCGGTGACGCCCTGAAGGCCGCGGAGACTGGACTCGCGAGCAAGGTCAAGAGTAAGAAGCGCGAGTTCGGCGAGAGCTGGGAGCACGTCATGCGCCTGGCCTTCCGCGTCATGGGCGACGCCCGCGCGGACGAGGCAAAGGCAGAGACGATCTGGGCAGACTCTGAGTCGCGCACCGTCAGCGAACTCGCCGACGCTGCCGTGAAGAAGGCATCCGCCGGCGTCCCGTGGCGTCAGCGCATGGAGGACATGCAGTACACACCGCAGCAGATAGCGCGCATGGAGATCGACCGCGCGTCTGACGCAATGCTGACGCCGAACCCCGACCTGATGACTAAGCAGACGGTGACGGACAACTCGACACCGCCCGGAGCCACTCCAGGCCAGGGGCAGCAACCGTCCACCGACCCGCGGGCCGTGATCGGACGGAGCTCCGGTGACGCTAACGCCGCTTGACCGTAGGTATGGTGCGTCGGTTCGGAGCGTGTGGGCGAACGTCTTGGGGCGAGTGAACCATTCATTCGCCCGGATGGGCTCCTGGCGTGACGCCGACGTGAAGAGGTTTCAGCGCCAGGCGCTCCCCGTGATCCTTGCGGGTGAGCGCCAGATAGCGAACCTAACGGCGGCGTACCTGGAGCAGCTCTACCGGGACGTGGACGCCCACGCCGGGCCCGTGAGCCTGGACCTCGACTCCGTTACCGGCCAGGCTCTCCGCGGCGTGGACCCCACCGACGTCTACGAGCGCCCGTTCAAGGACGTGTGGCGAGCGCTCTCAGACGGAGAGCCACTGGACGTCGCCGTCGACCGCGGAGCGCACCGGCTGGAAACGATCACGAAGACGGATCTCCAGCTAGCGAGGACGCACACCGTCCAGGCCCTAGCCCCAGACATGCCGAAGTTCGTCTACACGGTCCGCGAGCTTCAGGGTGAATACAACTGCGCACTGTGCATGATCGCCTCTACGCAGCGGTACCACAAGCGCGATCTAGCGCCGATTCACCCCGGGTGTGACTGCCTGATCAAACTCGTCACTGCCGACGAGGATCCAGGTCGGGTCATCGATGAAGCGAAGTTGGACGCGATTCACAAGGCCGTGGACGACGCATTGGGAACGCACGACCGTTCAGGTCGCGCCGTTGACTACCGGCAGATCATCGTGTCCAACGAGCACGGAGAGATCGGCCCGGTGCTCGGATTCAGCTCTCACAACTTCACGAAGCCTGGCGACATCAACGCCGACCACAACGAACACTCCAGCTCCGACCACTCTCCGCAACCAGAGCAGGTTGCACACACAGTGGCAGAGCCGACAGCCAGCGTCTCCGACAGCACGCGTCAGCGGATCGCCGACGTTCGCTCGGAGCTGCCGACGACGCGCGAGGACTGGCTTAACGCCAGGTCCGAAGTGGTACAGCCAGCATCGCGGCTCATCGACCAACGCATTGCAGAGACTGAGGCGAAGATAGCCGACCTGCGGCAGAAGCGTGAGTCCATCATCGCGGAGACGGAAGCTGAGTTTAAACGCCGTCGGACGCCCAAGTCCCAGCGCGCTGCGTTGCTTGAGGACGCAGTGTGGAGCACGGACAACGACATCAAGTTCGAGAGCAGCTTCCTGGAGGATCTGTACAAGACTGCGTCAACTCCGGTGGACGAACTGCAGCCGCATGAGCGGTACCTCCTGAACGAGGTCCCCGCGAAGATCAAGTACACCTACCGCACGGACGCGAACGGTAGGCTACTGCCTCCGGACGAGTACGACCGCTACTTGGACGGCGTCCTCAGCGTGGGCAGCGCGCTTCGTGACGACCTGAACAACGCATTCCAGGCAGACGCCGAACTGACGAAGCTCCGTGAGGCTCTGGCGAACGCGGATGCGGCCGGACAGGCTGCGGCGCGCCGCGCGGTAGTGCAGCGTGAGTCTGCGTTGACACACGCGCTCCTGACCGACGTCAGGCAGTTTGGCGGGTCCGTGCCGGCGCAGTTCGGTATACCGTCCGGTGATCAGTTGGCAGCCCCGTCGAACTGGCAAGACCAACTCGACGAGGCATTCCGCCACTTCCCAGCGGACTGGCTGGCGAAGATGGCTGGCAACCCACTGCACGTCGTGGGCAGCGAGCGCGCCTACTACGCGAAGGGCATCTCCGACCTTCCAGACCTGATGGCGCTCTCCACCTTGAAGATCGACTATCACGGTGCGTTCTCCGGATACGCGGAGGAGGTCGCCGCGCACGAGCTTGGGCACCGCATGGAGCAGTACGTTCCAGGCTTGCAGGAGCTCGAATACACGCTCGTCGTCCGACGGGCCATGGAGAACGGTGAGCTACAGGCTCCCAAGAACATGGCCGACCTGCACAAGGGCTACACGCACTCCGCTGGCGAGATGACCTACGAAGATCACTGGCCCGACCCGTACACCGGTAAGACCTACCGGGACGTCCGCCCGGACGACCCAGCGTCTCTGCCTTCAGAGGCGTTCCAGGTCGGACTTCAGGACGTCTTCGGACGAGGCCCGTACCGGTACGGTGACGAGGAGCTACAAGCCTTCGTACTGGCTGTTCTCGCGCTACTTTGAGAGGATTGACGCATGTCATGGCGGGTCGAATCGCGCACTGAACCGGGGCGCTGGGTTGCCTACGACGGGGCGCAGTGGACTGCGGACCCGGACACCCGGAGCCTCCTGGAGATCGTGCGAAACGACCCGCAGCCCCTCACTCCCGTCGGCCCCGTCTACACACCCGACGGTCCAGACGACGAGGTAGCGCTGTTCCTAGCCGCTACCGGGATTGTGCCTGCGCCCACGGTAACGGGGACCGCGCCGGACGTTCCGACGGTCCCACCCCCAGCGGACGGCGTCGTCTACTAATCCAAGACTGACATCCACAGGGGCTCGCCACATCGGTGAGCCCCTTCGTCATGCCCGACATGGGCCCCACTCCCGACAGGGGAATTCCGCATGCATCGACGCACCCTTGCCCGAAACTCGCTTCTCACCTTCGCCGCTCAGCCGTGGAACCTCTTCGAGGACGACCCGGCGGCCGGCGGTGGGGGAGGTGGTGGCGGTGCCGGCTCTGGAGCTCCGCAGGTGGGCGAGCACGGATACCCGGAAGCAACGCCCGTCGCGGAGATGTCCGCTGAACACCAGGCCGCGTACTGGCGCTACCACTCGAAGAAGTGGGAGGGCGTCGCAAAGTCCGCTCCCGACGCCGCGGAGCTGGAGCGGTTGCGCGCGGCAGAGGCAGAACTCGCCACTCGCAGGGCCGCGGACATGACCGACGCGGAGCGCGTCCAGGCGGAGAAGGCGGCTGCGGAAGCTGCGGCTGCGACGGCCAAGGCCGAAGCGGAGGCCGCTACGCGTAAGGCGCTCCTGCTTGAAATCGCCTTCGACAAGGGCCTCACCCCTGCGCAGGCTGCGCGCCTTCAGGGCTCCACGAAGGAGGAGCTGGAGGCCGACGCCGACGCTCTGAAGGAACTGTTCGGCTCCGCAGCGTCGCAGGAAACCAACCGACGCCCCCCGACCGGCTCCGGCTCTGATGTCGGCGTCGGCAAGTCCGTCGCGGCAGGTGAGGCGCGCTACAAGGCGCGGCACGGCAACAACTGACCTAGTCCCCTGGAGGGAACCCTATGGACCTGACTCTGAAGTCGGTCAGCTACTCGCAGGACCGGAAGGACTGGCTCGGAAGCCAGCACGGGACCGACGTCCTCCGGAGCGTCACGCTCGACGTGTCGACGTTCACGAAGGCCACCCACTACCCCGACGGCTACCTGAAGAGCGGTATCCCGCTCGGCAAGATCACCGCGACCGGGAAGTTTGGCCTCTACGACGACACGAAGACCGACGGGAGGCAGACCTGTGTCGGCTTCCTGTGGTCCGGCGTCGAGGTCGTCGACCACCGGGGCAACGTGTCGACGGCTGTGGGCGGCTCGATGCTCATCCACGGCTTCATCAACACCGCGAAGCTCCCCGTTTCCGTCGACGCCAACGGCCTGGCCGATGTTGCGTCCCGCATCTACACCGTCTGAGAGGACGTGACACATGCAGCTCATTGACGAGTTCGGCACGCCGGCGGAACTGACCGGCTACGCCCGTGCTGCCCTGCGTGACTACCAGGTCAACACGTTCATGCTCCACGAGATCCTGCCCGACAACACTGTGAACGACCTGAGCTACAAGTTCACACGTGGTGGCGGTAACCTGATCGACGCGGCCGTCTACCGCAACTTCGACTCCGAGTCGGACATCGGCATCCGCGAGGGTGGGGCCCGGGTGTACGGCGAACTGCCGCCCATCTCCCGGAAGCTGCCGCTCGGCGAGTACGAGCGCATCAAGCGCCGGAACCTCGACACGCAGGCGGAGGAGCTCCGGGCGGCCCTGGAGAGCGACGCTACGCGGCTCGTCCACGGCATCGCGGCCCGTGTCGAGCTTGCCCGTGGTGAGGCCATCTTCAACGCCTCCATCACCCTGAACGAGAACGGTGTTCAGGGCGGCGTCGACTTCGGCCGTAACCCCGCGAACGCCGTTGCCCCCGCCACGACGTGGGACAACACGGCCGCCACGGTGTCGGACGACCTCGACACGTGGATGGAGTACTACCTCAACCTGAACGGCTTCATGCCGGAGCGCATGCTCCTGCCGCGCCGGGTGTTCAACTTCCTGCGTCGCAACGACCAGATGAAGAACATCATCTTCCCGAACTCCGGCAAGTCGACGGTCAGCATCCCCACCCTGACGCCGACGCAGCTCATGGACGCCCTGAGCGCCGCGGGTCTGCCCACGCCAGTCATTTACGATGCTCAGGTCAACGTCGCCGGCGTCTCGACGCGGATCACCCCCGCGAACAAGATCGCACTCCTTCCGCCCAGCAACGTCAAGGTCGGCGAGACCCTGTGGGGCTCCCCGATCGAGTCGCAGGACCCACGCTACGGCCTGGCCGGCTCGGAGGCGGGCGTCGCCGTTGGCGCCTACTACAGCGAGGACCCGCAGACTCTGTGGACGCGGGCGACGGCGATCGTGCTGCCGATCATCGGTAACCCCGACGTCACCATGACCGCCACTGTGACGGCGTGATATGGCGCGGCTCGCACTCCATGTCCACGTGAGTGACTCGCAGGGCCGCGCCTTTGTGTTCGGCCCTGACGACGAGGTCCCAGAGTGGACGCACGGCGTCATCACCAACCCTGCGGCGTGGGCCGAACCTCCGAGCGTGAGTCGTTCGACGCAGCCGGAGCCACCGAAGGCCCCTGCGAAGCGCGCCGCGCCTCGACGGAAGGCGGCCGACGATGGAACTGTTCAGCGCTGACGAGCTCCGCACGCTCCTCGGACAGCCCCTGACGGACGCCCAATGGCGCCTCGCCCATGACCTCACCGTGGATGCTTTTTACGGTGAGGTGGGCGAACGGCTGACGGATCCGCCACAGCGCGGGGTCAAATCCGTCGCTCTCGCCGTCGCTGCGCGCGTCCTGACGAACCCCGCGGGCGTCCGGTCGGAGCAGGCGGGCGGAATGCTCGTCAGCTACGCCGACGCACAGACTGGCGTGGCCCTCTCGGACGACGAGCGACGCCGGCTCAAGCGGGCAGTTGGTCTAGCAGGTAAGGCGTCGTCCCTGGACATTGCGCCGGACGAGGCAACTTGCCGACCGTGGTCCTGGGGGTCGCTGTGAGACTCTTCACGCAGCTCCTGTCCGAGACGCTCATCATCGAGCGCCCGGGGGAGGCTACGAGGGACTCCACGGGGTCGAAGACATACGGCCCGCCCGTTCAGATCACCGTGGAGGGCTGCGGCATCTACGACGCTTACGGCACCACGGTCGGCAGCTCGTCTGAGATCCGTGACGCGTCGGACACCGTGGTCGTGCGCCGCGTGTTCGGCGCCCCGCTTCTCACCGACGTTCGGTTCAACGACCGCATCCTCCGCGGTGACGAGGTGTGGGAAGTCATCGGGGAGCCGATGGAGTTCCGATTTACATCGCTCGCGCGAGTCGAGGTGTCCGTCAGGAAGGTGACCGGCTGATGTCGTACCGATCGAAGTACACGGGTCGGTACAGCGGCATCGGCAAGATGCTCCAGCGGCCCTGGATTCAGGCTCGGTGCGTGGCCGTGGCGGAGAAGATGCAGGAGACGGCGGAGGGACTCTCTCCGACGGGTGACCCTGCGAACGACCCGCACCCAGGCGAGTACCGGGCTAGCTTCGTCGTCGTCCCGACGATGACCAACGTCCCCTTCCGCGGGAAGCCCCGGCTTCGTGCGTCTGCGCGGCTGATCAACACCGCTGGGCACGCCCGGATCGTCGAGTACGGCAACGGGAGGACGCCGCGCTACGCGGTGCTCTCCAAGAGCATCGACGCAATGAAGGGGGCGCACGGTGCCTGACATCGAGGCCGTCCTCAACCCGTGGGCGGAGGAGCTCACCGGAGCCTTTGCCGGCGCGGAGACACCTGACGACCTGGAGACGCGCCTCCCAGTGATCCGTATTGAGCGGATAGGCGGCAGCGACGATCGATTTGCGGAACACCCACGGGTGGCCGTCGACGTCTTTGCCGCCACGGCCGACGAGGCGCGCACCCTGGCGAATCAGCTTCGTGACGCCCTGCTCTTCCTGAACGGCCCCGTACACGGCGCCGTGGTCCGCGGCGTTCGATGCGACGCCGGCCCGACGCGGCTCCCGTGGGCGAATGAGTCCATTTACCGGCGTGGCGCCACGTACACCGTGAGCCTCCGGGACGCGTAAACCACTGACACTCTGACCCGACGTCGACAGGCGTGCGGGTCTATTCGCATGCCTAGGAGGCAGAGTGGCTGACACTCGCAACGCCGATCTGACGTTCGGCGCAACTGATTACCTCGTCTACCTGGCGCCCGTGAACACGGCGGCTCCAAGCACCCCTGATGTCTTCGGAGACCCCGCGACTCCGTGGCTCTGCATGGGCTGGGTCTCCACCGACGGCGGCACCTTCAAGATCGACGAACAGACGAAGGACATCGAGGCGGCCGGCAGCCTGGAGCCGATCCGGACCCTGATGACGACCTCCACGAAGACCATGCAGGTCACGTTTCAGGAGGCCCTGAACCCGATCGTCCGTGCGCTGTACGACAACGTCCCGGTCGCGTCGCTCAAGCCGGCGTCGACGACGACCGTCGCCACGTACACGCTCCCGGACAAGGCGCAGGATCTCCGCTACGCCTTCGTCATGGACACCATCGACGGCGACAAGCGCGTCCGGTACTACATGCCGAACGGCAAGGTCACGGACCGTGGCGACGAGCAGCCGCAGACGCAGGATGTGTGGAACGTTCAGATGACGTTCACGTTCTACAAGGGCCTGACCGTCCCGGCCGTGACGCGCTCGGTCGACTACGGCGCGGCCGACGTCAGCGGCTTCTTCACCCCCTGACGCCAATGACTAGCGGGGCCCGTATCTGCGCGGGTCCGGGCCCCGCTTCATCCACAACGCAGAACTACAAGACCCGCGCCAGAACCACAACGACTTAGGAGACCCGCGCATGTCCGAAACCACCACCCCCGCTGAGTCGCAGGAGATCGAGGCGACGGAGGAGTACGCCACGGCCGAACTCGCCGGCGAGACGCTCCGCGTCAAGACGGTCGGCAAGTGGCGCCCGTCCTACATGCGAGCGCTGCGACTGTCCGACTTCGACGCGTGGGCAGAAGGCGTCCTCCACCCCGACGACGTGGAGAAGTTCATCGAGGCGGACGCCACCTTC